ATGGTAGACAACTCATTTTTAGGTGGTACAAAATATTATTTTCATGACGGCACAAATAATAATTATCAGCCGCTTATTTTTGATAGCATAGAGTATCAACCATATCCGTTTAAGCTTGAAGGATTTGAAATTGACGGAAAAGGATCTTTGCCAAGACCGAAAATTACTTTAGCAAATTTAAACGGATTACTTTCTTCCATTATCATTGGTAATGATACTTTAATTGGTGCAATTTTTTCTCGTAAACGAGTATTCGCTAGATTTATAGATGCTGCAAATTTTCCAAATAATGTTAATCCATTTGGAACACCTGATGCAACCGCCGCTTACCCAGATGAAGTTTTTTTCGTAAACAGAAAAATCATAGAAAATAATGAAGTTGTTCAATATGAGTTAGTTACGACTTTAGAAATCGACAATGTTAAACTACCCAAACGACAAATATTTTCCAATATATGTCAATTTGAATATAGGGATGAAAGTTGCGGATACTCTGGAGTTCCATCGGCGGATAGAAATGGCAAAGTATTCGGGGCCGGTGGGTATAATTTAACTCTAAATAATGCGGGCGAATATAATCCAAATCTTTTTTATGCTCCGGGCGATTACGTATTTATAACTAGTACCCTTCCACTAACAGAAGGTAACAAGATTTATTTCGTTTATACTGGTAATAGTTATTATGTTACCGGAATAGAAAATAGCCCAATGAGAAGTTCACTATGGGTTGCCGATTCTTGTGCGAGACATTGTAGAGCTTGCAAATTAAGATTTCCCGCTCCACTAGCTTTAAGATTCGGCGGTTTCCCCGGTACAACAAAAGCCCCATTGGTATTTTAATATGAATACTCAGATAAAAAAAGAAATTATTCGTTTAGCGGAAGAAAATCCATTAGAGGAAATCTGTGGGTTTATTTATTATACCTTTGACGCCGTTAAATTATTTCCATGTAATAATATTGAATCTGACAAGTCTAGATCTTTCGAAATCTCTAAAAACGACTATTTAAATTGTCTTAGACTTGGAAAAATTTGTGGAGTATATCACTCTCATGCGCTTGATGATTCTGCTTTCACTAAAGACGATATTGAATCAGCGGACGAAATAGCACTTCCACTTTATGTTTATAGCTTAATTGACAAAAAGTTCCAAGAATATATCCCTAAAAATTATATCTTACCGCTTGAAGGTTTGCCCTTTATCATTGGGCTTTTTGATTGTTACGAGATGATGAGAATTTATTTTCGTCAAAATTATAATATATATCCAAGCGATTATGACAGGGATGAAAGTTATCATAATGATCACACTGATATTATAGCTAATAATTTCGAAAAAGAAGGTTTCCATAAGTCTTTGGACACATTTTGTTTAACTAAAAATGATGTATTAGTTTTCAGTTCTAATTTGGCTCGCCCGCAACATTTCGGAGTCTTTCTTGGTAACTCCAAAATCCTTGATCATAAAATTGGGCGTTTATCGGGTATTAGTTATCTTAATATGAGCAACGTGGGTAAACTCAAATATGTTTTAAAATATAAAACTCCATTATGAACGGTAAATTAGTGAATGTTTATTTAGAAGGCAAACTCGGTCAACTTTTTGGCCGTGAATGGAGGTTGGCGGTTAAAAGTCCCGGTGAAGCATTTAGGGCTATTAATATTAATCTTAAGGGAAAATTAAAAGAATATTTAGTAAATCAGGGGGCGAAAAAATACTATAAAATCGCCATACAGAAAAAAGATAATTTAATTAGTCCGAAAGAAGAAATTAATAATCCATCTGGAGAGGGAGACATTTATTTTATCCCAACTATTCGTGGGAAAAGTACGGGTTTAGGTAAAATTATTGCCGGAGCGGTATTAGTAATTATAGGTGCCGTTTTATTTGTTACTGGATGGGGATCGGTTTTTAGCGCCCCATTAATTTCCGCTGGTGTTGGTTTAATGATTGGCGGCGTAGTTCAATTAATGACCCCTATCCCTAAAATGGGCCTTCAAGAAAGCCAAAGCTATGACCAGCGCAGTTCTTCTATTTTTCAAGGAAACTCAACCACGATAACTCAAGGCTCTGCCGTTGGTATCGTTTATGGTCGCGCTCTTGTTCCTCCAATGCCAATTTCAATGTCAATGAGAAATGAGAGCATTCTTGAGGGTGGTCGTAGCTTAGGAGCAATAGAATATAGTGTTTACTATAGCGGCTTACTTGTTGAATATAACAATCGCAATAAGCCTATCACATCTGGTTATTTTCAAAATGGTCACTTCGGAAGTGTTACTTATAGTAATCCTAGTCCCGTTAATACAAGTTATTCTAACGGGCATTTCGGCGTAAGGAATCAATAAAAAATGTCACAACAAGAAGAACAGGTCCAGCAACCAGCAGATCCCATTGAGTATCCAAATACTCTTATCTCTAGATCTATTGTAAAAATACAAGATCTGGTATGCGAGGGACCAATTTCTGGTTTTGCTCTTCAAAGCGGAATTTACGGTAATGATCCATTGACCTCGACCTATTTTGATGATATTCAGGTTCGTAATCTAGACGGGTCATATAATTTTAATTCTAGCGGATCGGGGATCAGTTTTAATTACACGTTAGGAACTTCTTCGCAAGGTTTAATCTCTGGGTTTGAAAAAATAGAAAATATTATCGCTCTCAGTTCGAACACTAAAATTGATTTACCACTAGATGGAGCGGGATCAAAAAAAGAAGTTTTAGCCACGATTAATACCGATATTTATCCAGACGCAGAATCTTTTAAAGTTACCGTTAAAGTTCCATCTCTACTATCTATAGATAGCAAGGGGAATATAAATGGGATGCAAATAGTATATAGTATATATGTTTCTACAAACAATGGACCATATACAATTATTGATACTATTTTACTAGCAGGTAAAAATACTTCTCCATTTTTTAAAACTACCTCATATCCACTTCCCAAGATTTCGTCCCCTCAAAATTATTATGACTGGAAAATTAAAGTAGTAAGGGCATCATTTACAGTTTCTTCTGCAAACGTACAAAATGAAATTTTCGTAGATTCAATCTGTGTGGTTTCTTCATCCTCCTATACTTATCCAAATACAGCTTTAGTCGCTGTAGAATTAAGCGCCGATCAATTTAGCTCTATACCTACTCGTTCCTATGACATTATGGGAATGATGATATCCGTTCCAAATGGATATAAATCCAGTTACTATGATTTTAGTGGAAGGATAGTCGCCGCATCATATCCCAATATTTGGGATGGAACTTTCGCGGCAGAAAAACAATGGACGAATAATCCTGCGTGGATTCTCTATGACTTATTAACGAATAAAAGATATGGACTGGGTTCTCATATTAAAAGTGACTGGGTGGATAAGTGGACACTTTATGAAATTGCCCAATACTGTGATGAAATGGTTAATGATGGCGATGGCGGTTTAGAACCACGTTTTACTTGTAATGTTGTTTTACAAAGAAACACGGATGCCTATAATTTACTTCTAAATCTTTCTTCGATTTTCAGAGGAATGTTATATTGGAGTAACGGTAAACTATCCGTTTCTAATACTAACGATAAACGGCCCATTTTTAATTTTACAAACGCGAATGTTATAGACGGCAAATTCAATTATTCCGATACCGCTAAAAATACAAGATCAACTGTAGTTAAAGTCCGCTGGAGTAACCCTAATAATTCTTATAAGGAAAATATCGAATACGTAGAGGATACTATTGGTATATTAAAATATGGATATATCCAAAAAGATATTACAGCGTTTGGGTGTACTTCTCGTGGACAAGCAAAAAGAATCGCTGAATGGACACTTCAAACGGAGCAGCTTTTAACTGAAACTGTTACGTTCCAAGCTGGAATAGAGGGAAATTATATTCGCCCCGGCGATATATTTAATATTTACGATAATTTTAGAAACAATAAACAACAGGGCGGAAGAGTTAAATCTTTCAACGGAACCTCTTTGGAATTGGATCGCCCCATTGATTTAGTATCTGGTTACACTTACGCTCTTTCTGTTATCAATCCTCAATTAAACTTGGTCAATACCGGAGATATCACTGGTTCGAATCAAATTCCGTTAATCCGTAATTCGCAAACTGAAGATAGAGAAATTTTATCTCTACCCGGAAGCGGGATCACATCGCTACTAGTAAATTCTACCTATTCTAATCTTAATAATGGAGCAATTTGGCTACTCAGTGTAAGTGGAGTTGCCCCATCTATTACCAGCCAACCAACTCCATATAGATGTTTGGCTATGAGCGAAATAGATAATAATATCGAAATTCTCGCGTTAAACTATAGAACCGGTATTAACTTTGCTCTTGAAACCGGATATAGTATTTTAACTCACCCGGCAAGCGGGCCAGATTTAACACCAATTGATCCTCCCTCAAACCTAAGAATTAATAGACTTACTGGATTATTCAGTAATAACGAATTCTTCCAGTCATTTAATTTAGATTGGGATAAAACGCCATCAAGTAATTTTTCTAATTATAGAGTTTCGGGTCTTGCCTTTGGCGGCGTATGGGAAAATTTCGTAAATCCAATTTCAAATAACGCCTCATTCGCTATAACAAATACTGGCGCTTATAACTTTAAAGTCGCCGCAATGAGTCTTGGAGGAGTTTCTTCGAGTTTTATCACTGGAGAATATATTGTTCCCGCCGTTTCACCAATTTCGACTCCGATTCGCTTAACTGGATTATTTATTTTCGAAAACTATGACCCAAATCTTAGAAATTCAAAGGGCAATCATACTGGTTATTTAGGGGTAGAGCCTAGTTTTATTTGGGCATTCCCGAGAAATGAAGCTGGCCTTACACCGGAATTACAATTTTTAAGCGGACTGAAACTGGATATTTTAAATCCGAATACAAACGTAAGCTATTTGTCTAGTAAGATAAACTTAACACAAGCTGACAGTCCCTATAAGTTTAGCCGCAATACATTTACTGGTTTAATGAATCAGCAAGTTAGAGACGTTAAGCTTTATATTGAGGCTGTTGATATTTATGGAACAGTAAGCAGTGGCGTATCATTAACAATTAATAATCTAGCGCCCTCTAGCTCTTCCGGTGCAAAATTTTACTCAGACCAAGACAACCTACATTATAATATACCGCCAAATCAATCTGATTTGCAAGATTTTAGCGGAGTATATTTATGGTATAGCAGCGGATCTTTAACTCCTACCTTTGATAACGCAAACTATATTAGTCCTAACTTAGCTGGAACAATAAATACTCAAATTCCATCATCATATAACGTTTGGTACTCCCTAATAGATACTTTCGGAATCAGCGGTTGTCAAATTTATGGACCTCAAATTGTCACAATTACTAACGCATCTGTTTCGAGCGGTACATATCATTTATTTAGTGGATTAAGTCGTGATTTAAATACTGTTTCTGGATTGTTTACGAGTAATCCAAGCGGTGTAGATTATTTAATGACCGGATTACAACAAGAAATTTTAAATAGAATTTCCGGTGTCTCTCAAGAGGTAAGCGATAGAATTTCCGCAATTAATGCCCTCAATAATCAATTATTAGCTGAAATTTCCGGTCGTCTTAGTGGTTATTCTGGCAATTTAGCCTTAATTACCGGCGAACAATATTCTCGTTTAACTGGAGATTTGGCAGAGGCAACAACTAGAAATACTCAAATTTCACTTATTTACGGAAGTTTAAGCGGCATAAGTGGTAATTTGACTGGTTATGCATCACTAGCTTATGTAGACCAGCAAATAACAACTACCGTATCTGGAGTAAATTCATTAGCTCAAACAACTTCGAATATAGTAGCCCAACTAAATACTTTAGATGGTGATGTTCAAACTTTAGAAGACACGAAAGCTACAACAGCTTACGTTCAAACAGTTGAAACAGCTCTGGTGACTGCTTCTGGTGCTTTAGCAAGTTCTATTACATCCGTAGGGGTTATTTCAAGCGGAGCATTAACGGCAATAGCAAATGAAATTATTGCAAGACAAACAGGAGATTCTTACGAAACCTCGGTTAGATCAACACAAATTTCGAGTTTATCGGGATTTACAGTCAATGCCTCTGGGTATCTTAACTCAACCAAGGCATCTATAGCCTATGTTGATGCGGTAAGCACAACATTAACTACTGCATCCGGTGCGCTTGTCAACTATACTAATACTCAGGTCGCACAAGTAAATACTAATTTGGGGTTAACTGGACAAACAGCTTTATCATTAATCCAATCCGAATCGACTTCCCGTGCAACAGGTGACGCAGCAGAAACGTCAATTCGTTCCACTCAAATTTCAAGTTTATCGGGATATGTAGGTGGGGCTTCCGGCGCACTCAACGCTTCCAAAGCATCCGTTGCTTACGTTGATAATGTTACAACTACATTAGTCAATGCTTCCGGCGCATTAGTTACTAATATCAATTCCCAAATAGCACAAACAAATATTAACTTAGGTGCCACTGGATCTACCACTTATAGCCTAATACAAACTGAAATTACTAATCGTAGTAATGCAGATGGCGCAGAAGCATCGCAAAGAAATTCTGTGGCGGCTGGATTAACAGGTTATGCGCAAGGAATAAGTGGAGCTATTAATGTTTTAACCGCAGCTCAAATTACTACAGTTTCAAATGCCGTAGTTTCTTCATCTGGAGTTTTAGCTAGCAGAATAGATACAGTTGCGGCAACGGCAAGTGGAATGACAGGATTTGTAAGAACTTTATCCGATGCATTTGTTACTGGTGGAATAGCAGTTGCGCGTTGGGGAATGACCGTAAATGCAGATGGAGCAATTGCTGGAATTCAAGCTGTTGCGTCAAATGGACCAAGCCCGATATCTTCCGTTAAAATATTATCTAATGTTTTTCAGATTCAAAGTTCTTTAAATGGAAGTATTATTTATCCATTTATTGTCAACTCAGATGCTTCTACTATTACTTTCGGGTTAGATGTTGAAAGCGATAATTACGTGCCGCGCGTTTCTGGATATAGATTAGTTAGAAGTAGTGGTAGTGCCGATTTTGCTGGAAGTTTTAGAGTGGGCAATAATAATAGCTATTTTAGCTATGACTCATCGAGTCTACAAATACATACAATCGGAGATGGTGGTGATTATTTTGATATAAATAAAAATAGAATTGATATTGGCACTATCGGTCGTAGTATTAGTATTTTGCCATCAGGTGGAACAAATAACCAAAATCCATATATAGGCATTAATGGTCTATTTGACTACTCTCTTC